CGTTATTTGTTTTTGAGCCATTATTTTTAATTTTTATAATTTATTTTTATACATTGAAAGCCACCCAGTTTCTTCAAAAACTGGGAAAATTCGCCACCGTCAATCAACCTCAGGGATCACACGGTCCATCAACATGCCAGCAGCAGAGGAGCCTGCTATCGCCCCACCAGGACCCGCATAGGATCCAACAAAACCACCAGCCAACCTAGCTACGTAACCCATAGCTGCGTTCATCACACTCTTTTCCACGGCAGCAACACCACCTTTCACAATTGGAGAGACCTTCTCAGCCACATATCTCGCGCCTCGAGTGATAAGTCCATCATTAATGGTAGACTTAGCAGGAGAACAGGCGATTGACATCGCATCTGAATCTCCAAATGTGAGTTCATAGTTAATAAAAACTTGAACCTCAAAAATGATTGTGCTCGCTGGAGCACCATCAAGCATGAGAAAAACAGCACCCATTGAAGGTGCAACCCAAGCAGTGACATTAGCACTTGGATTAGTTGTACCAGTACTAATGAAAAATTCACTATTGGCACCTTGTTTTCTCATGATGATGCAAACATCCTTACAATCTTGAATAGGGATGTCATCATGATAATCATAATTGTATGTTGAGAAATCTACAGAACCAAAATTGTTTCCATTGATCTCAGCTGAACCACGAATTCTGAGAATACCTGCGGAAGTTAAGGGCGCACAGATATTCTTCAAACGAATACCCATCGAATTAATTCGATAACTGGTCGGTGTTAAACCTGCAGTAGCAGGATTAGCCGTTAAGGTTGTAAAGGTAGCAACCAAACCAGCCATGGTACCTGACGCTTGAACATAAGAATAACCTGGTAAGAAGGCAAATGCTCCACCCGTTGAAGCGGGCATTGCTAAACTAGTTCTAAACTGACACGAGAACGGCATAGTTCTATTTGCAGTTGTGCCAGGCACTTTCGCACCTTGAGCAGCTGAGCAAAATGGGTCAGTGATCGAACAAATTTGTTGGGGAATTGCACCACCAACCATTCTCATACCTTTAGGTTTTCTTTGTTTTGGTTTTCGTTTAGGTCCTTGCTTTGGGGGCAATCGGGGACCTTGAACGGGGGGGAGAGGAGGGCCCATACGGCGTCGTCTACGATAGGGAGTGTAACTTGGGAATTCTAATTGTAACATAATTGAATTCATCTCCGACCGGAGCTCAGAGATGACGTTTAGATATGCTGGAAAGTCAGGATGATTGTGATACTCCTCAACAAAAGAGAGAAAAGCTGCTCTCTCAAAAGGTTTCTTTGAAATCAATTTGAAGAGAGACTTCACAATTCTTTGACCGACAGGTTTTTCCCCTGGGGGCCAAAGATGGCTGCAAAACTCAGGAACTTTCACCTCTTGAACATCTCTAAGAGGAAACTCGAGTTTCGCATAACCATATTCTAAACTTTCATGATTGCTTTCATTGCAATCATCTCCGGCACACATCGGTTTCGTTACATGGCGTTCATTCAAATCAATATTAATGAAAAGAGAAACAGCAAAGGCTCGTCGCGCTCTAGTCATAGTGTTAAAATTGGCCGTTTCTTTACGACCAGTAGATTGATGACCAGGTACAACTTGCATATACACTCTACCATCGGGTATAAGATAAAGCTTGTTAAACATCCCATGTTCTAAAGCAAACATTGCATTTAAAACAGAGTTTTTCAACTTTACTTTCCCGGCTGTGTACGAATGGACAACAACCTCAACATTTCGCACACCTTCATCAAGAGTGACTGACCCATCAAAGAAGGGGACATCAGAACAAACGATATCCTCACCAGCCAAACTCTCATGGATGAGATTACTATCCTCTAACTCAAAACCAACACCTATAGCGGAATAGTTCTCATAAACAGAAGCCTTAAACGTTCTGTCAAAGGGTTCGTATAAAAGAGTCTCAATGATCTCAGTTACAACAGAACTAGCTATTATAATGCGACCAATTTTCTCTTGTTTTATAGGTTCCTCTTTAATGGAAACACAGCACGCGTCTACACAAAACGTAGAATAAAAATCATACGGGGTAGTGCAAAACGGGCCAACGACAGACAATGCCATCATTCTATAACAACAAGCTTGGTAGAGATCAAATAGATACTCTTCACGAATCTGCCCTTTAGTAGCAGCCAACGTACAAGCGGGAAATCCAGGGTGTTTTCGACTATCAAGGTTACTCACAACATCAAGGAAATCCTCTAAAGTGGGTTTTCCACTCAACATCCATGAAGGGAAAGGGGATATTGGGGTCAAACCTTTAAGGGTGTAGTTGGCGAGATCCAACAAACGACGAGCATCATCATTCTCCTTGCGGATACTACCAGTCAACTGACTGAGGGAAGACAAGACATCTTCAGGATGATGACTTGGAAGTTTGTACTTTGTCAGCTCAGGAAAAGCCTGAACAAAGGAATCAAAATCATCGGGAAGAACAGAAGAGGAAGAATAATTGGTATTTGTGGCAAAACCCACAAAATCCATATTATCCTCAACCTTTCCTCTTTCACCATAATTACGGACACGACCATTTCTATAGAAAGGATTGAACGACAACGCAGCTCCTATTTCATAGGCTGCCTGTCTTAGAAATCCGAAGTGGATGATTCATTCTGCAACTTCTCAAGTTTTTCGGTCAAGGCGGCAATCTCCGCATTGCGGGCCTCCAAGAGTTTTTGCGCTCTTGCAATTTCCTTAGCCGAATTAAGTCGACGTTGTTTCTCATTGGCTATAGCAACTTCTCTACTTCGGAGAAGTCGTAATTGCTTATTCAAAATTTGAAAAGCATGTTCGTTAACAGGAAACTTCATTCGTTCATCAGCCGTCAACTCAACGACATAATTTAGACGAACACCGGATTCCTCAATAACTCTAATCTTTTGACGCACTTCCTCCATGCGTTCATTAGCTGCGAATTCCTTAAATGCCTTACCAGGGGCATCAGGTCGTTCGGCCAATTTAGCCACAATTTTACGGGCCTTTTCATCCAACTCACTCTGAGTCGGAACAGGGGGGGCAGCAACAGCAATACCTGCTGAGATAGTTTTCTCAGTGGGCCATGCTGGAGTGGGCTCAGGAGCCAATCGAACAGGTGCAGCACCATCAAAAGTTTTAACTTTGACAGTTTCGGCGAAACTCACCTTGGGTTTCTCAGCTGCAGCAAGACGAAAAGCTTCCTCCACGAGATCATCGTCATCAAAAGGATTGACTGATTTCTCGACTGGAGGCACTTCAAGAGCGCTCTGAACAACAGCAATCACGGTTTCCTCCTTAATTGGTTCAACAACGTTGACTTTATCCATGCCAACCGCTTGTTGTTTCTTCTTTCCATAAGGGAAATAGAAGGGTTCGTTACCAGCGTAACGACCACCACCCACATCAAAACGTTGTGCAAGACGAGCGTTCTCTCGCTCTTCAGCATCTTCGTTATCAGAGAAATTACCTTCCTCAGCGCCAAAATCATCAGAAAAGACTTCATCAAATTCCGAACCAAGGGATTGGCGTTCAGCTTCTTGTTCTTCATATTCGTCCTCCTCTTGAATATGAATATCAAGAACCTCCTCAATCTCATCCCACGTAGCATAACGACCATGTGCTTCAAAGAAAGCACGCGAGACAGCCTCATATTCAGCCTGAGACATACGACCGCTTTTAACGGCCTTGTGCTTACGCTTACCTTTGGACTTCTTCATGGCCTTACGCCCGTACATCTCATAGGAAACAAATCCTTGATGCTTACGATTTACAATCACCTCACGCATGATGACACCAGGGCCACCAGGGATTCTAGGTTGAACAAAAATGCCAACCTTATCTGGCAACTGCATGCCAAGAAAAATTGCTACGGTACACCCATCCATAGAGACGGGCAGACCTGAGCAACCAGGTTCAAGGGGGCAATTAGCCATCGCGTAAAATTGCGAATCGGGAACGGGATAAAGATTCGTCTTAAGTTCTTTATTCTTAAGACGCATCGTGACAATTCCACCAGTTGTCACATTGTGAATACGCTGTACAGGCCCTTTCACAGGAGCCTTACGATCATGAGTTAACAAGCAGTAATCATGTTTCTTGTCCCAAAAAGTAGGAACAAAATCAACCTTCTCATTCGGATCACCAACTCCGAATGTATAGGTGGGAATGTCATCAATCAAAGTTTTGGCATCCTCTTCCAAAACATGATACGCTGTCAAGATCATATCATCACTAACACGGGAGAAACCTCCGATCAAACTATCACCAAAATAAAGGGATTGACAATCAGCAGGTTCATAGGTATAATCGACTTCTTCAAGTTCGTCGATCGTGTCAAAACGCTTGAGAGTCATAGCATCAAGCTTAACTTGTTGCTCATAGATCTCCTTGGCAATTTTAACATCATCAGCCTCCTCCTTGGCCTTTTTCATCTTC